GAATCACAGTTGGATCTGCTATTACTTGTGGCATCTCAACAAGTTATGTAACTTCAACCGGAACCGTTGAAACATTTAATGGATTTGTTAAAGGTATCGTTGCCGCAATAAATGCTCCTGTTGGAGGCGTAACAATAGCGTCTAATTTAGGTAGTATTGATGTTAAAATTGTTAGTTTACATGATTCCAATACGGGCGTAAGTACTCTAGTTGATTATTCATCTTCTTCATTAAATAGAATTCTCGGCGGTGCTGGGCAATATTTGCAAATTTTCAATAATGTAGGAACAGCTACTTCATTAGAAAAGTCTAGATTGACTAATTCCGCAAATGTGGGTGTGGGTTCAACAGTTATTACTGCAAACGGCGATGGTATTAGTTTCATACAGTCTAATTCTCTTGTATCTGTTGGTGATCTAATCCAAAGTCTAAATGGTGCTTTTAGTGCAAGAATTACAGGTATTACTACAACTCAAATTATTGTTGACACTGCTTCTCCAGTTGCTTTTGCTGCAACTTCATTGGTTATTAGATACGCTAGAAATGTAACCGATGATACTCTAAGTAAGGGTGAAGGTTTATTCACTCAATCATTTAACACTGTAATCGATTGGTATGATCAACAAACTCTGGGAATATCAAATAATGTAGTTTTCTGGAAATCAATTGCACCAAAACCAGGTACATCTGCTTATGCAAAAGAAAGAGGTGGAAAAAATGATGAACTTCATGTTGTAGTTGTAGACGAGTCTGGATCAATAACAGGTGTTTCTGGAAATATTTTAGAAAAATATACAAATTTAAGTAAAGGAGTAGATGCAAAAATTTCGCCATCAGAAAATATTTACTATAAAAATTATCTGGCAAATATTTCTAATTATGTGTTTGCAGGAACTAGTGATTCAGTATTAGGAAATGGTTTTACTGCAATTAATGGTTTTGTTCAAACTAGTGGTGGATCAATTGCCGCTGGTCAAAACGCTGCTGGAGTCAATTTTGGTTCTTCTGGAAATAAATCTTATAGTCTATCAAATGGATTTGATTATTCTTCTGCGTCTGGCGGAATGTCAGTAACTCTATCTGATATATTGAATTCATATGAACTCTTTAGAAATCCTGCAGAGTATGATCTCAATTTCATAGTTTCGGGTCCAGATGGTGGAAGCACAATATTTGAAGCTCAAGCAAAAGCTAATAGATTGATCGACATTGCTGAGGCTAGAAAGGATTGTATCGCTTGTATTTCTCCTAGAAGAACAGGAGTTATTGGTGTAACCAATACGGATACTCAAACAAACAATATTATTGCCTTCTATGATTCGGTATCATCAAGTTCTTATGCTGTTTTTGATTCGGGTTACAAGTATATGTTCGATAGATTTAATAATGAATTTAGATATGTTCCACTGAATGGTGATATTGCTGGACTGATGGCAAGAACTTCTATTAATAATTTTGCTTGGTTCTCGCCAGCTGGTGCTTCAAGAGGTGTTATAAACAATGCAATTAAACTTGCATATAATCCATCTCAATCGCAGAGAGATTTACTCTATCCTAAGAGAATCAATCCAGTAATTTTCTCTCCTGGTGCGGGAATTATTCTTTTTGGTGATAAAACTGGTCTTGCTGTAGCAAGTGCTTTTGATAGAATTAATGTTCGTCGTCTATTCTTAACGGTTGAAGATACCATTTCAAGAGCAGCTAGAGCTCAACTTTTTGAATTTAATGATGTTATTACAAGATCTAACTTTACTAATATTATTGAACCATACCTTCGTGATGTTAAAGCAAAAAGAGGAATCACCGATTTCTTAGTAGTTTGTGACGAATCTAATAATACACCAGATGTGATTGACGCAAATCAATTTAGGGCTGATATTTTCATCAAACCTGCAAGGTCAATTAACTTTATTGGTCTTACTTTTGTTGCTAATAGAACTGGTATTAGCTTTGAAGAGGTCGTTGGAACTGTTTAATTTTTTCTAAAAACATTAATCCCTATAGAGGTAAAAACAAATGGCATTTTCAAATACTCCAAGTTACAGCTCCAGAACTTTAGAAGATTTTAAAGCAAGATTAATTGGTGGAGCAGCCAGACCCAATTTATTTGAATGCGAGCTAGCATTTCCTCCATTTGCTCTCGGAGCAACAGCATCTGCAAACACAGATAATACTAGAAGTGTAAGTGAACTTTCTAGATTTATGATTAAGTCCGCAAACTTGCCCGCATCTAATGTTGGTGTTATTGATGTTCCTTTCAGAGGAAGAAGTTTAAAAATTGCAGGAGATAGAACTTTTGATGTTTGGACAATTACAGTCATAAACGATGTTGATTTTTCTCTTAGAACTGCTTTTGAGAGATGGATGAATGCTATTAACAAACACGATGATAATTCTGGTTTAATTAATCCAGCACAGTATCAAAGAGATGCATTTGTAAAACAATTTGGTAGAGCTTCAGTATCATCAGCAAACTCTAGTGTTACATCACCAACTCAAACTGTACCTGGTGATCAAATTCCTGTTTTAAAAGCATATAAGTTCCACGGAGTATTCCCAACTGCAGTAAGTGCTATTGATCTTTCTTATGATTCTAATGATGCAATCGAAGAATTTACAGTAGATCTACAAGTTCAGTGGTGGGATGCTTTAGATTCTGAGGGAACAAGTCAATTAGGCACAGATACTGAAGTATTGAACCCTTCATAAATAATACAAATAGAGTTAAATATTTGAATAATGCCTAAATTATTTGGTTTTAAAATCCAAGATTCGGAGAACGATGGATCAAAAAAATCCATCGTTTCTCCTGTTCCGGAGAATCAAGAAGATTCTTCGGATTTTTATGTGTCTAGTGGATTTTATGGACAATATGTTGATATTGAAGGAGTCTATAGATCTGAATATGACTTAATTAAAAGATATCGTGAAATGGCAATTCATCCAGAGGTAGATGGAGCCATTGAAGATATCATTAATGAAGCAATTGTATCGGATCAAAATGATTCTCCGATAATGATTGATTTACAAAATGTTCCAGCTTCAGACAACTTAAAAAAATTAATTAGAGAAGAATTTAAGTATATCAAAGAACTTTTAGACTTTGATAAAAGATGCCATGAAATTTTAAGAAACTGGTATGTTGATGGTAGGATTTATTATCACAAAGTTATTGACTTAGATAATCCATCGGAAGGTATCAAAGAAGTTAGATACATCGATCCGATGAAAATTAAATTGGTAAGAAAAATTAAAAAAAATGGTAAGCATGTCCTAAATCCATCTTTCATGGTTTCTGATGGTAAAACTGCAAACGCTAATATGATGACTCCTGAAGTTGAGGAGTTTTATGAATATGATCCAAACACTAGAGGAGGTGGAGCTGGCCAAACTACTAGTAGTTTTAAAAATGCAGTTGGTGGTGCAGCAAGAATATCAAAAGATGCAATCACATATGTGCATTCTGGATTAGTAGACAGGAATAAACAGGTTATCTTATCATATCTGCACAAAGCAATTAAAGCACTTAACCAGTTAAGAATGATTGAAGATTCACTGGTTATCTATCGTTTATCTCGTGCTCCAGAAAGAAGAATCTTTTATATCGATGTAGGCAATCTTCCAAAAATTAAGGCAGAACAATATCTTCGTGATGTGATGACTCGTTATCGTAATAAACTTGTTTACGATGCAAATACTGGGGAGATTCGTGATGACAAAAAAATGATGGCGATGTTAGAAGATTTTTGGCTTCCTCGCCGTGAAGGTGGTAGAGGAACCGAAATCTCCACTCTCCCAGGCGGCCAAAATCTAGGCGAACTTGCCGACATTGAATATTTCCAGAAAAAACTTTATAGAGCTCTAGGTGTTCCAGAATCAAGGTTGGCTCAAAGTGGTGGATTTAATCTTGGTCGTTCATCTGAAATTTTAAGAGATGAAATTAAGTTCACTAAGTTTGTAGGCAGAATGAGAAAGAGATTTTCACATCTCTTTATGGATATGTTGAAGACTCAACTTATTCTTAAAAATATTGTAAGTCCCGAAGATTGGAAGATTCTTTCTGATCATATCCAGTTTGATTTTGTTTACGATAATCACTTTGCAGAATTAAAAGAAGCAGAATTAATCCAAAATAGATTGAATGTTCTTGCAATTGCAGAACCTTATGTTGGAAAGTATTTTTCAGTTGAGTATATAAGAAGACATGTTCTTAAACAAACTGATGAAGAAATAGTCGAAATTGATACGCAGATTGGAGAAGAACAAGCTGCTGGAATTATTCCACCGCCGATTGATCCAGCTACAGGATTACCAGTCGGACAACAACCACCAGCACCTGAACAAGCATCTATGGGGGAAGTTCCAATGAATCCAGA